CATCTTCGGCGCAGAGGAAGATGTAAGCGTTGAGCAGTGGAGTCCCATGAAGGAGCGTAAGAACCGTATTGCTTTCCAGGGCAAGGGTACTGACCGTTGGGAATGGTACTGGTTGCAGAATGAGTATGACGGTTCTGTTGCCGGTTTCGCCCGTGTCGGCAGCGCCGGCTATGCGGACTACCACGACGCGTCTTACGCTTACGGTGTGCGTCCCGCTTTCAAAATCTAAAATCACACCCCTTTATGGGGTGTGGGATGCGAAGGAGGACGTACCCATGCTGAATGTGCTATCGCTTTTCAGCGGCATAGGTGCTTTTGAAAAGGCACTGGAAAATCTGGGTATCTCCTACAATCTGGTAGGCTACTGTGAGATTGATAAGTATGCCGCGAAAGCTTACTCACTTATCCACAAAGTCCCGGAGTCCCTGAACTACGGTGACATTACCAGAGTGGATGAAACTGCAATCCCCGTACCTATTGACCTTATCACCTACGGATTTCCCTGTCAGGATATTTCCATTGCCGGGGCTAAGAAGGGGCTGGTCAACGAGGATGGCAGTAAGACCAGGAGCGGTCTGTTCTTTGATGCGCTGCGTATCATCGAAGCTACGAAGCCGAAGGTTGCCGTTGCAGAGAATGTGAAGAACCTCACCAGCAAGAGTATGAAGCCCGTCTTTGACATTGTTCTGAACAGTCTGGACGAAGCAGGATACAACAACTACTGGCAGGTAATGAACGCTGCTGACTACGGTATTCCGCAGAAGCGGGAGAGGGTCTTGATTGTGTCAATCCGTAAGGACGTTGACGATGGGACGTTCACCTTCCCGGAACCTGTACCGCTGACTACGTGCATGAATGATTTTCTGGATGAAGAAGTACCTGAAAGCTTCTACCTGTCACCTGAAAAGACGCAGAGCGTCATTGCCCACAATGCGGCACACGCAGGGCAAATGTGTGACAGGGGGGGGGATATGCAACACCCTCTTATCCAGAGATTACAAAGACCCTAAAGTAGTGAAGTGCTGTATGGAAATCATGCAGATTGCCGATTTGCACCACTACGGGAATGACCAGATGAACCGGGTATATTCCCCTGACGGTCTGTCCCCAACACTGAAAACCGTGTCTGGGGGGGCGGGAAGTGAAGATATATGACGGTGAGCGATACCGTAACCTGACCCCTACAGAATATTTCAGGCTGATGGGGTTCACGGACGCTGATGTGGAACTTCTCATGGCAAACGGTATTTCCAAGACGCAACTCTACAAAATGGCAGGTAACTCCATTGTGGTAAACGTGCTGGAACACCTGTTCAAGCAGCTTTACCCGCAGGACAGAGTGACAGAACTCAAGAACAAGTCCCTGGCACTGCTGGGTAGCCTGTAAAAATTTTCATCAAAATCTCTCCAATGCTTTCCGCATAAAGTGAGGGAAATAAGCAATGAAGGGAGGAAATCAAGTGTGCAAGATTATTACGTCTTGAACTTCTCTGGCGGCAAGGACAGTACGGCAATGACTCTTAGATGGTTGGAACTCCATAAGGTCAACCCCGTCCTCTACCCGCTGCACGAAGTCATCTTCTGTGATACCACAATGGAGTGGGAACAGTTGCTTAGACATGTAGCGAGAATACAGGAAATCGTAGAGCGTGAAGGTATCCCCTTCCACTGGTTGAAATCCGAAAAGTCTTTCTCCTATCTGGCGTTTGAGCATAAGTTCAAGTCCCGTACTGTTAAACAGATTTACCGGGATGTACCCCTGGTGGGTTACGGATGGGCTGGAAGCCGCAGTAGATGGTGTACCGCTCATTGCAAACAGGAAGTCATAGTAGCGCATGACCGCGAACTGTCCAAACAGTACAACGTCATCCATCTTATAGGGCTTGCTGCTGACGAAACTGAACGCTTAGAGAGGAAGGGCGCACAATCGCCCAAGAAACGCTATCCACTTGCTGAATGGGGCTGGTCAGAAGCGTACTGCCTACAGTATTGCTACGATGCAGGTTATGACTGGGAGGGGCTATATAACTACTTCCAGAGAGTATCTTGCTGGTGCTGTCCTCTGCAATCGCTTGAGGATTTGCGAAAACTGTACCACCACTTCCCTGACAAGTGGCAGGAACTCAAGGAACTGGACGCTAAGACATGGCGCGTGTTCAAAGGGTACTACACCGTAGAAGATTTGGAACAACGCTTCATATTGGAAGATAGGTACTTGAGTGAAGGAAAGTCTATCAAGAGCAGGGTTTTCCATGCTGAACTGAAAGCTATTGTCCCCCCCCCGAATACCCTTGAGGTTGGAGTAATGAAGCGAAGCTTTTACGAGAAGTACAAGGATGGGAGGTAAAGGATGATAGAAAACACATTCATATTCGACTGTGAGGTTTTCGCCCATGACTGGCTGTTCGTGTTCAAGGAGTTATCCACCGGGCAGTACACAGTTATCCACAATGACAATGACGCTGTGCTGGCGTTCATGGAACAAGACCCCTTCCTGGGCGGGTTCAACAATAAGCACTATGACAACCACATTCTCAAGGCAGTCATGGTTGGGTTGACCCCGGAACAGGTCAAGGAAGTCAATGACCTTATCATTGTGGAGGAAATAGACGGCTGGGATATTCCCCTGCTGCGTGACTACAGAGTATTCTTCCATAGCTTTGACCTGATGGATGACTGTCAGGACGGCACTTCCTTGAAGGGAATTGAAGCCCACCTGGGTATTCCCATTGAGGAAACGGAAGTAGACTTCAACATCACGCGCCGCCTGACCCAAGAGGAACTGGCACAGACCATCGCCTACTGTAAGTATGACGTGGACGCTACTGAAATCCTCTACAAAATCAGGGTGAATTACCTCAAGAACAAGGCTACTCTGGGTAGAGTCAGAGGATTGGATGAACGCAAGGCTATGTACATGACCAACGCGAAGCTGACCTCTGTGTATCTGCAAGCCCAGAAGCCCAGTACCCCGTGGGCAGATGAACGGAACTATCAGTACCCGGACAAGCTGCTACGTGAGTACATCCCGCAGGAGGTCTTTGACTTCTTTGACCGCCTGCATGACCCCGCTGTGAAGGACATTGACCTTTTCGGAGGTTATGACGAACACGGCAAAAAGATTAAAGGCGCAAGCCTTGAAATCATGGTTGGTGAGTGTCCCTGCACCATCGCCTACGGCGGTATCCACGGTGCAATTCCCACCTATACCGAAGAAGCCACGGAAACGCGCTCCATTCGTAATAAAGACGTGGCAAGCTACTACCCGCACCTGATGACCATACCGTTGTCAAAGGGTCAGAAGTACGGATTTTGTAGCCGTAACATTCCTTCTCCTGAGGTCTTTGTACAGACCCTTGAGGACAGAGTTAAGGCTAAGAAGTCTGGTGACAAGGACACGGCAAACGCGCTCAAGCTGGTACTGAATACCACCTACGGTACGATGCTGAACGGCAAGAACGGCGTTGCCTACAATGACCTCTATGACCCGCTGATGGGGCGGTCAGTGTGCATCACTGGACAGTTGCTTCTGCTGGAACTGTCCGTACACCTTATCCGTGAGTGTCCTACTCTGAAAATTATCCAGCTTAACACAGACGGTATCATGGTGAGTTTCGACAACTCCGATGAAGCCAAGTGGCAGGAGATTACCCAGGAGTGGCAGGACAGGACAGGGTTTGAACTGGAAGAAGATTTCATCCAGAAGATTGTCCAGAAGGACGTAAACAACTACGTGGAAATCCCGGTAGGTGGCGGCAAGCCGAAGGTCAAGGGCGGTCAGCTTGTAAGAGGTATCCTGACCAACGCCAACATGGACTTTACGGAAATGGGACTCCCGGCATGGGATAACATGAACGGCGGCGCGTTCAACATCAACAACAATGCCGTGGTGATTGCAAGGGCTATCCAGCAGTTCTTTGTGGATGGCACACCCCCGGAAGATACCATTGCTGCCAGTGACAACATTCTGGACTTCCAGTTGATTTCCAAAGTAGGCGGTAAATACTCCACCTGCTTCCAGATGGTAGGGGATGAAAAAATCCCTGTCCAGAAGGTCAACCGGGTCTACGCTACGGATGACCTGAACTGTGGCACTCTCTACAAGACCCATGCGGTGACGGGCGCGGACTCCAAAGTTCCCAGTCTGCCTAAACACTGCATCGTGGATAACAACAACCACTTGTCTATTGAAGTGGTTGACCGCAAGTGGTATTTGAAGCAGGCACAGAAGTACATCAATGACTTCCTGGGCGTAAAGCCCCCGCGCAAGAATACCCGCAAAATCAACACCATCAAGAAAAAGACGATGGCACTATTAGAAAATCTCTAAAGGAGGATTATAGCAATGGCTAATATCTATGAAAGCATGAATGTGCGTCAGAAGCTTGCAAAGGCGCGTCTGTATTTCCTGAACCAGAAGGTGCAGAAGTCTGGTAAGAACATGCACCTTGAGTTCAAGTATTTTGAGTTGGAGGACATTGTTCCCCCGGCACTCCGTATCTTTGCCCGTGTGGGTCTGACTACCAGTATCCAGTTCACTAATGAGATGGCGATGATGAATGTCTACAACGTGGACAATCTGGAAGAAGCCCCTCTGGTCTTTGTGGTTCCCTACCGTGAGGTCAAGCCCATTATCAGCAACCAGGGCAAGGAAGTTACCAACCCCATGCAGGCGTTGGGTTCCTCTATCACCTACCTGCGCCGCTATCTGTGGATGGCTGTGTTGGATATTACGGAGCCTGATGATGTAGACGCTACTCTGGGTTCCGATGACAACACCGATGAACCTAACGAGTTCGCAGAGGAAGCCGCTGCCGCTGCTCCTGCCACTAAGAAGGGCAAGAAGGAGAAGAAAGCCCCGGCTACTACCGCAGAGCGTGAGGAAGCCAAGAAGGAACTGACTGGTGCTGACGGTGCTGCTTCTGAGGAACAGATTGCCGAACTCAAGACCCTGTGCCGTGACCTGATGGACAAGGACGAGGAACAGGAGGAATTTGTACAGCAGATTGCCCTAAAAACCGATGGCTTTACCAACATCGCTGCGTCTGCCTGTGCTGAACTCTGCAAGAACATTGCGGAAATCATCTCCCAGTATGGAGCGTAACCCATGCCTGACATGGTAAACCACCCGGCACACTACGAAACGGGTAAGTTTGAGTGCATTGATGTGATGGTAGAAACGCAGGGCGTGGAGTCCACCATTGACTTCTGCATTTGCAATGCACTCAAGTATCTCTACCGTCACAAGAGAAAGAACGGTCTTGAGGATATTAAGAAAGCACGTTGGTATCTGGACAAGGCTGTGGAATTGGAGGAAGCGAAGCATGAGAAAGCTTAAACGCAGTATCGCACGTGCCAACATGCAACGTGCTGGTTATCAGCATATCAACCGCAAGGGTGCTGACAAGCAGAGTTTCTTTTCCCTGAACTGGCGTAAGTTCGTCTACTAAGATAAGGAGGACAATTCTATGAAGTGGAATGAGAATAACACCATTTCTATCACACCCCCGGCGAAGCCTAAGAAGTGTACGGGTACACGTTTCGCCGCTATTATGGGTCTGAACGCGTGGACTACCCCGTTCAATGCCTGGTGTGCTATCACCCGTACCTATGAGGAACCTTTTGAGGATACCATCTACACCCTGGCTGGTAAGGCAATCGAACCGAAGCAGGCTGACTACATGAAGGAGAAGTATTTCTGGAAGAATCTGACCACTCCTACCGATGTGTACGGAGCGGACTACTTCAAGAAAACCTGGGGCGATTTCTTCAAGGATGAACCCATTTTCGGCGGCATGTGGGACTACCTGTTCACCGATAAGAACGGCAAGCCTACCACGGTGCTTGAGATGAAAACCACGAAGCGCAGTGAGGACTGGCTTGAGGATATTCCTGAATACTACGCTTTGCAGGCTGCACTGTACGCCTGGTTGCTGGGTGTGGATGACGTTATCATGGTCTGTACTGTCCTTGAGGACAAGGACTACCAGAACCCCGAAGCGTTCATTGTAACCCCGGACAATACCTTTGAGCGTTCTTTCAAGGTATCGGAGCGTTACCCGAACATGGCTAAGACCATCAAGAAGGTGGAGAAGTGGTGGAAGGAACACGTGGAGGGCGGCGTTTCTCCGAAGTATGACGAGAAGAAGGACGCTGAAATCCTCAAGGTTCTCCGCGCAAACAACCTGTCCCCGGACAGTGACCTTGATGCGATGATTGCCGAAGCGGAGCAGTTGCAGGCGAAACTGGACAAGGTTGCAGAGGAAACCGCCGCTGATGAAAAGCGGCTGAAAACCCTCAAAGACCTTATCAAGGAAGCCTGTACCGCGAAGTTCCGCGATGGCGATAAGCAGGTCATCATGGAGGGTTCCAAGTATAACTGGGTTACTTCCCGCAGTGTCACCAAGAAGATTGATGAAGCTGCGATGAAGAAGGACGGCGTACTGGATAAGTACAAGACTGCTGAAACTGTTACCTATCGTCTTACACTCAAAGAGAAGGAGTAACCATGTACATTAACCCATTCGTTTTCGGTGTACTGACCACCCTGTTTGTGGAAATGGCACTGTATATCGGCGTTATGGTCTACGTCAACGTGTCCTGCGCCTACAAGAGCAAATATTCTAATCACAATAACAACGCCAAACGGCGTTCTCAAGGAGGAAATTACAATG